AGATCATGGAACGGTATTCAAAGACTATGACATAGATCCTACGAAGCCTATAATTGAAAATAATAGAAACATACATTAGGAGGTAATATGAAACTTCACTTTCCAAATAACAAGCCAAACACACAAACGGTTCAATTTAGAATAGATCCGGAAACAAAAAAGAAAATGAATGTTCTTAAAAAATACTATAAAGTAAGAACAGGGGAACTTATAAAAAAGATGATTGAAGTTTGTTGGGAGGAACTACCATGAAACAATTTAAGTTTGAATACGACCCGAATGATAGTCACGAAAATAATTTTCGTTGTTGGTATTCGGAAAATTCTAGTGAAAGAAGATATTTCAAAGAAAGGGTGCTAACAAAGCACGAAGCGAAATATGTCTTTAATAAGATGTATGGTGATAAATCACGCCGTTTGACCGCCTAGATCTTTTTCTTCGCGTTCACTTTTATAGGCGATATTCATTCCGGCTAAAGTAAGTAGTCGTCGTCTTTCGTCATTTCCGGAATCGGTCAATATAGCACCGCCATTTTTTAATTCTACAAGACCTTCTTTGACTAAAGCGTTAAGCACTTCGGAAGGCATAGATTCTTCCTTGAACATTACCGATAAAAGACCGCCTAGTCTTTTGGTTTGTGTTTTACTTAACGCCATAAAGATTTGAAAAACAATTTCATTTTAATCAACAATGGAACTTCTTTTGGATCTAATTCCTTTATTGTAGGTTTTTCCCATTTCATATATTAGACCAATCCCGACCTTCCCATAAAGCCGCTTCGGCTTCACGACGTCTAACCAATCCATTATTTACAGATCCACCGGCTTTATTCCATCTTTTTATTTGTGACGGAACTTCATGTTTTTTTCCGTCGTTCAAAACTTTTAAGAGCGTTGAACTTTTTAGGTTTGCCGGTCCTAAGTTGTAGGTCCACGAACAAAGTGAATCAAATTCATTTTGTGATAATTGTACTTCTACAAGATCATTCACATAGTTTTCAAATTCAATTATGTCACCATCAAAACGTTCGTCGGCGTAGCTTTGGGACCAAACGGTATCTTTATCAACGCCCCTAGTGGCGCCCCAACCACACGTCCACACATTAGCAGAACATAGATAGGCTTCTAGCCGACAACCTTCAAACTTTTTAATTAATGCTTTTCCTTCTTCAGATATATTCATATTAGTAATCCCCCCATACTTTTGATTTCTTCCCGCCGAAATACTCAACGGCGTGTCCTTCTTTGATAAGCAATTCGCATATATTTTCGTCAGATTCCGTATAAGGTATCCCCAAAATACGTCCATATTTTCCACGTCCAAGTGATTCTATTTTTAATTTTGTACCACATAATTCTATTAGTCTAGCTTTTGCGGCAAGACCTAACTTCTTTTCGGCAAGATCCCTAGTACGTGATTCTGGGGTATCAATCCCGTGCAGACGTACGCGTTGTTTTTCTAAAATTACATTGAAACCTAGATCTAAGTGAACATCAATTGTATCGCCGTCAATTACACGATCTAGTATGGCGTTATATACAAATGGCTTGATCATAATAAAAAAGGTGCGTCTGCACCCACCCCGTATCTACTTATCTTTGGCACGTCCCACGTTTAAAGCTGCCCAATCCAATAAACGGTACACCTTTCCAATGAATTTATCGTCCTTCGGCGTAGGTGTCAAACTAGCTACCAACGATGCGGCGGCTATTATGTATGGCACTATTTGAATCAATTTTAAAATAAAATCTATCATAATTTCACTCCCCGCAGTTTTTAAATTTTGAAACTGCTATCGTGATAATACCAAAAATTTAGTCTTTTGTGGATTTTTCTTCTTCTTCTTCTTCTTTATCGTATTCCCGATAAAATTCTATGATGCCTAATGTTTCTTTAATATACCGTGTTATTTCCGCCATATTCATACTTAAATTTTCATATTCTTTTGTAGTCAAAGCGTAATATGCTTTTCTTGGTGCATTACCTTCTTCAACTAATCTAATATATTCTTCCATAAGTTCCGGCGTAAGAACTTCCCAATCTACGTCCGATAATTGTAATTCTAAGGGTAGTGGTGGGTGATACATAGGCGGTCTTTCCGCAATAGTCACAACTTCTACCGGCTTTGTTTGCGATGGGATCATAGAGCAACCCGACATAAATATTATAGAACTAATCAGGCAGATTTTATTCATTGTCAAATTGCTCCGGATCCGTGATAGAAATTAATTCGTCTTTTACCCTTAGTGTTCCTTTATTGACCCTTGTTTGTATCAATGCCGGTTTTGCTAAAGCAAGATTGTCAAGATCATGTTTTGCAAACGTATCCCTAAGTTTTGCAACCTGTCTATTCGCTTCTTGGTTCTTTTTTGTCAATTCGTTTACTTGATTTTGTGTTTGTGTTTGCCTTTCTAAGTGCGCTTTTATGGCTTCGTTTTGTTGTTTTATTTGTCCTTCTAAGGCTATGGCATTGCCCTTTAAAACGCTTATTTCATCTTGTAAGCGATCAATGTACCAAGCCGATCCGGCAACGGATAAGATAAGAAGTAAACCTAGAACTGCGGCGACTTTAAAACCCATAAAAATAGTATAAAAAAAAAGTAAAAAAAAGTCTAAAAAAGACTTGACAAGATAGTCCAAAATGACATATTATATACATATGGTAAATATTAAATTAAATAATCTAAAAGGAGAAAATAAAATGATAAACCATGAAGTGAAATTAGAAGAAGTTGCTAAATTAGTGAAGGGTCTTAGCGTAGAAGATATGCAAAGATTAGAAAGAATCTTGGACCATGAACTAGCGGTAGCGCACCATCAAAGATGGGCTTTAGAAAATGTACTAAGAAAAGGGGCGGCGTAAGCCCCCCTTCTTTTTGGAGATATAAAATGAACGATAATAAAATGCAAATTATTACAAGCGCAATCTATATCGGTAATGCCTACATTATTGAAAAGATAGATGGATATTTTAATACATTGTGGGTAGCACCTAGATTCAAAGACGGCACGGTTGACGATTCACAATGGAGTATTGTTGAGGACGAAGGTGTTATCAATACGGTCCTTGATTGGAATAGCGTTGAAGTGCTAGAAGAAATAACCGTAGATGAATTTTGTGAAAGGGCTTCTTTAATGAAGCCGGAAAAGGGGGAAGAATAATGGAAACTATTTATAGGGTTTATGGAGATCTTACATTAAATGGTGAAACCGGTCGTGTATGGTTTTTACAAACTAAGGATCTTAAATATGCGATTGATAAACTTAATAGATTGACGCTTCAAGGTAGAAAAAATCTTGAAATAAAAACTAAGACTATCAATAGTGAATTTGAAAGAAATCACGACGATTGGGTTTAATCTTTATATAATTTCTTTACAACACCATCAAAAGTCGGGGCGTAAATCCCGACTTTTTCTTCTTTACCTTTTACACTAATAACACCAAGATCCGCACACAAAATTCTATCTTTTACTTTTTCATATGTATATTCACTTATAATTATTGGTGTATTTTGTTTTCTTGTTTCCGCTTCTAGTCTTGCGGCAAGATTTACCGAATCGCCAAGTACGCTATAATTCATACGCATATTACTACCCATATTTCCTACAATACAAGTTCCGGTATTCGCCCCAGATCCAAACATTACGGGCGGTAGATCTAATCCTTTGTCTTTTATTTCTTGATTTAGTTCGTCACATAATATTTCTAGTTCTATAAGTGTTTTTGTAGCTAAATATGCGTGATCTTCTTCGGGTATTGGCGCACCCCAAAACGCAACAATACAATCGCCGACGTATTTGTCTAAAGTGCCGCCATTTTGCATTATTACGGACGTCATTTTGTCTAAAAAACCATTTATTAGATCAACCAAGCCTTCGGGGTCGTCTTTTTGCATATATTTTTCCGATATAGGGGTAAAACCAACAATATCTGAAAAAATAAACGTTAGATCGCGTCTATCGCCGCCCAATTTCATCAATGAAGGGTCTTTTACTATCATATCTACATATTCTTTTGATATGTAAGTACCAAATTGTCCTTTTATTTGTTCTTTTAGCTTTTGTTGTTCCCTAAACTTCAAATAAAAGCCGGTAGAAGCCGTTATAAATTGTGAAATCATGGTCCAAGTGACGTCAATCAACAAAGATCTACCGATTAATTGAAAGCCTAAGAAGCCCGTCATTGAAAAGATGCTTAGAAACGATGCTAAACCCCACATAAAGCCTAAATTCATTACTAGAAGCCATAAAAGGGCGATAGAAAGCAAAAATATAGCTAATTCAACGGCAATAGCATAATCCGGAATGTAAGGGCTATTCGGAACAAGTATTGATTCGGCTAAAGCGGCTTGTATTTTGTGTGGCTCTAGTAAACCGACGGGCGTTGCTACTTGAGGCATTACACCCGCCGCCGTGACGCCTATAATTACAAACTTGCCTTCTACATTCATTTCTTGAAGATCCGTTTGTGTAGTGTCAATCCATGAAATCCATTTTCTACCATTTAGATCCGTAGAAACCGGTGGTATTCCACGTATTGATATAGATT